ACTTGGCGGCAGCACTCACAGATGAGACAGGCACGGGCGCAAATGTATTTGCCAACACGCCGACATTGGTGACACCAATTCTTGGTACGCCGACCTCTGGAGTGCTTACCTCATGCACTGGGTTGCCGCTTACGACTGGCGTGACTGGTGCTTTACCAGTTGCAAATGGCGGCACTGGTGCATCCGGTGCAGTGCAGGCATTGAGTGGCCCCGGCGCAGTAAATATCACCAGCCTTGCCACCGCGTTTACGTCAACCGCTGCGGGTAATGCACTGACGCTTGCAGATGGTGCTCAAGGACAGATCAAGACAGTTATTTATGTTGCAGAAGCCGCTGGTGGCGATACGGGTGTTTTGACTCCGACCAATCTTGGCAGTGCAACCACAATCACATTTAATGCTATTGGCGATTCGGTGACTCTCCAGTTTGCTGGTACTGACTGGTGGGTCGTTGGATTGCGCGGCGCGGCAGTCGCTTAATGAAAACACCGATTCTTGGATCAGCCTATGTTGCCCGCAGTATCAACGCTGCGGATAACCGCATGGTCAATCTGTTCCCAGAAGTCATTCCAGAAGGCGGCAAAGAGGCGGCGTTTCTTAACCGCGCTCCGGGTTTAAACTTTCTTCAGACTGTAGGCACCGGCCCAATTCGAGGCCTGTGGGCGCATCAGACTAACGGCAGCGATTTTTTTGTTGTCTCTGGCAATGGGTTCTATAAGCTGACCGGCTTAAACGCAACGCCCACATTGCTGGGCGCCGTGGCTGGCACCGGCCCCGTGTCCATTGCAGATAACGGCACGCAATTGTTTATTGCGGCCAATGGGCCAAGTTACATCTACAACGAAGTCACCAACGTATTTGCCCAGATCACCGACCCCGACTTTGCCGGTGCGGTGACAGTGGCCTACCTTGACGGCTATTTTGTCTTCAACCAGCCCAACAGCCAGATCATCTGGGTGACGCAACTGCTGGATGGCACATCCGTTGACCCGCTGGACTTTGCAAGCGCTGAAGGCTCTCCAGACGGCGTGGTGGGCCTTATTGCCGACCACCGCGAACTGTGGGTGTTTGGCACTGATTCGGTGGAAGTCTGGTACGACTCTGGCGCTGCTGACTTCCCCTTGCAGCGCATCCAAGGTGCGTTTAACGAAATTGGCTGCGTGTCAGCGTACACCATTGCCAAGATGGACAACGGCCTGTTCTGGCTAGGCACAGACGCCCGTGGGCAAGGCATCGTCTACCGCGCCAATGGCTACACTGGTGTTCGCATTTCAACGCATGCAATAGAGTACGCCATAGCCCAATACGGCAATATCTCGGACGCTATTGCTTACACCTACCAGCAAGAAGGCCACGCTTTTTACGTGCTGACCTTTCCTAGCGGCAACGCCACTTGGGTGTATGACGTAGCCACGCAAGCATGGCATGAACGTGCTGGCCTTGACAATGGCGAATTTATGCGGCACCGCAGCAATTGCCAGTGCAACTTTGGTGGCAACATTATTGTTGGCGACTTTGAGAACGGCAACATCTACACGTTTGATTTGGATGTGTACGCTGACAACGGCGACATCCAAAAGTGGTTGCGGTCATGGCGGGCGCTGCCCACCGGCCAGAACAACCTCAAGCGCACCGCGCAGCACAGCTTGCAATTAGACTGCGAAACTGGCGTTGGCTTAAATTTGTACCCTGCCTATGACAGTGAAAATATTGACACCGAGTCAGGGCTAGACCTTGTAGCCGAATACGTGCAGACGTTTTTGGCTACTCAATCAGGCGACACCCTGACCACCGAGGCAGGCGATGGTTTTGAGCCGCTTGGGCAGTACGAGCTGTCAGATGAAGACATTAACGGCTACAACTTGGTAACCAATTCTTATCCTGCGGCACCAGGCTACAACCCCCAAGTCATGCTGCGCTGGTCAGATGACGGCGGTCACACATATTCAAACGAGCATTGGTCATCAATTGGCAAAATTGGGGCTTATGGGCACAGGACTTTCTGGCGTAGGCTGGGCATGACATTAAAGCTGCGCGATAGGGTCTATGAACTTTCTGGCACTGATCCGGTAAAAATTGCCATCGTGGGCGCGGAATTGATACTTAGCCCAACGAATGCCTAATCTTAATACCCAGATCACACCGCCTCGCGTGCCGCTTACTGACGAGCGCACGGGGGCAGTTTCGCGTGAGTGGTATAGGTGGTTTTACAACATTTACAACATTACGGGCGCTGGCCTTGGCATCACACCAGTTGTCAACGGCGGCACGGGGCTAGGAACTATCCCCACCAACGGCCAACTGCTGATCGGCAATGGCACAGGGTATACCCTTAACACACTTGGTTTTGGCGCTGGCATCTCAGTTACTAACGGAGTTGGGACAATCACCCTTGCCAACACGGGCGTGCTGTCGTTTGCAGGCGGCACTACTGGCCTGACCCCCGCAGCGGCCACCACGGGCGCTGTGACGCTTGCAGGCACCTTGATTGCAATCAATGGCGGCACAGGGTTTGGCTCCTATGCTATTGGCGATCTGTTGTACGCTGGCACAACAACGACTTTGGCAAAACTGCCTGATGTTGCTACTGGCAACGCGCTTATCTCGGGCGGCGTGGGCGTTGCGCCAGCGTGGGGCAAGATTGGCCTGACAACCCATGTCAGCGGCATACTGACTGTGCCCAATGGCGGCTCGGGGGCGGCTACGTTGACGGGCTACGTCAAGGGCAATGGCGCGGCGGCTTTTACGGCGGCGGCTACAATTCCCAATACCGACATTACTGGTTTGGGCACCATGTCGGTTAAGAACACGGGCGCAACCGGATCATTCACCACCGTCGATCTAAAGACAGTCACTGTCACTGACGGCATCATTACGAGCATTGTGTGATGCAATTAGCTTGCAATCAAGAATTTAATCTTGCGGAAGTTACGCCGGACAAGGTGTTGGCGTTGCAAGATGAATTGCTTAAAATGCCGCAAGCCGACATTGTTACAGAGCATACGTTTTTGCCCAAGGTTTACGAGCGCAAGATTACGATCCCGCCTTGGGTCGTGTTGACGGGCGCGGAACACAAAACGCCCTATCGCGTTCGGCTAGAAAAGGGCACAATTGCGGTAAATACAGAAGATGGCGTAAAAGTGCTCACCGGCCCCTGCGAATTTGACGCTGCTGCCGGTATGCAACGGGCGGGGCGGGTGTTTGAAGACGAAGTGGTGTGGGTTGATGTTTACGACAATCCAGACGACTGCACCGACATTGCTGTGTTAGAAGACCGTTTGTATGTGGTGCCTGAGTGCGGGCTTGGCGATAGCAGGACAGAAGCACAGAAAGCAAAAATTGATTACGGCGCTTTTTTGCATCAGCTTGGCATGACACAATCGGAATTAGACGCTATTGTTCACATTGATTCAGATTTAATGGATATGCCAGAAGGCGTTGCAGTAGAACTGCGCGATTCGCCAATTCACGGTAAAGGTTTATTTGCGACTTGTGATTTTGATGCGGGCGACATTGTGTGCCCAGGTCGGCTTGATGGCAAACGCACACCAGGCGGTCGATTTATTAACCACTCGTTAAATTGCAATGTTAAGCCCATAAAAATAGGCGATGACATCTATGCGTTAGCTGTGCGTAAAATACATGCAGGTGATGAATTACTGGTAGATTACAGAGCATCAATGAGAGTCAATTTTGGACTCGCGTTACAAGGGGAAATAATATGTCTGGATGGATGGCAGCAGCAACAGTCGCAAGCGCTGTAATTGGTTCTAGCGCGTCTAAGAGCGCAGCAAAAGCGCAAGCAGGCGCGGCTGACCGTGCGGCTGAGTTGCAACGCGAACAGTTTGAGCGTCAAGTCGAACTGCAAGCCCCGTTCCGCGAGGCCGGTGTTCGTGCGTTGCCGGAACTAGAAACAGCGTCTAGGTACACGCCGTTTGGCATGAAGCAGTTTACTGCTGACCCTGGCTACGGTTTTCGGTTGGCTGAAGGCCAGAAAGCACTTGATCGTCAAGCTGCTGCCCGTGGCGGGCTAATCTCTGGCGGCGCTCTTAGGGCCGCGCAACGTTACGGCCAAGAGATGGGTAGCCAAGAGTACACCAACGCTTTCAATCGCTACCAGACTGAGCGTCAGGCTCGTCTTAACCCACTGCAATCTTTAGCCGGTATGGCACAAACTTCTGTAGGCCAGTTAGGCCAAGCTGGCCAAGCAATGGCGAGCGGCATGGGCGAAGCCGGTATGCAAAGCGCCAATGCGCGGGCATCTGGCTACATGGGTGGGGCAAACGCGCTGTCTCAAGGCTTGAGCCAGTACATGGGCTACAGTCAAGGCCAAGAACGTAACGCTTTGCTGTCGCGTGCTATTGGTGGCGGTGGCGGTGGCGGTGGGATGGCCTACACAGCCGAACCAGGCTTTTCCAACACGCCTTCGTATTTGGTTCGATAAGGACTAATCATGCCAATCAACCCCAACATTGCAATGAGTTATCGCGGCGTAGAAATGCCGCAACAGAACGCGCTGGCTGACTACGCCGCCGTCCAACAGATTCAAAGCGGTCAGCGTCAAGCTGAAGTCTCGCAGATGCAGATTGAGCAGATGCGCCGTGATCAAGCTGCGCTGTCTAAGATGCAAGCCGCTATCACCGCCAAGGGTGGCCCCGCTGATTTGAATGTGGCGGCTGAAGAAATGATTAATTCGGGCATTCCCGAATACTTTAAACAAGGCTTGGTTATCAAGCAAACGCTTGACAAGCAAAGCCGGTTTGCCAAATTGCTTGGCGGGACTGGTGGCGCTGCGCCTGCTGCACCAGCAAGCGAATTATACCCAGGCTACAACGAGTCCATCGGCATGACCAATGCCCTTGCGCCAGCGCCAGCCGCGCCAGTCAACGCTATGGCTGACATGCAAAGAAAAATTAATGAAGCCTACATGATTGGCACACCAGAAGCATTGGCATTTGCTAAAGCTGGCGAAGAACGATTAAAGCCAACAACAGATGTTTCATCCATGCAAGCGTTGGGATTTCCATCAACGCCAGAAGGTTTTGCCAAATTTAAGGGCGCTCAATTTGCGCCTGTTGCGCCTGTAGCGCCAACAGATATTGCAAAATTGATAAAAGAGCGCGATGCGTTTCCAGTAGGTAGCCCTAACCGTGCGCTGTATGACCAAGAGATTGCAGACCGCCGTGCTACCGCAGAAAATGCTCGTCAGCGTTTGAAATTTGATCAAGAGAAATTTAACTTTGAAAGAGCTAATCCTGGCTTTGAACTTAGAGAAGCAGATGACGGCTCAGTGGTTGGCGTCAACAAGCGCACACTACAAGCGTTCCCTGTCACTCTTGGTGGCGGTGCTGCTCCAGCAGCAGGCGGCGCTGGTATGCCTAGCGCTCGGGTGCCAGCACTTCAAGCACCTCTGGCTAGTGCAACACCTACCGCTGCGCGGCCATTGATAGGCAGAGGAAAAGAAGCACCAGTTAAGTTTAACGACACGGATTTACAACTATCTGGTTTGGCTGGCTCACTTCAAGATTTCAAAAAAGAAGTCAGTAGAGATGTATTTACAGGGGCTAAATTTCTTCCAACTGGTCAAGATACGGCCAGAATGCAAGCTAAGTACACAGCGCTGTTAATGGGCGTCAAAGACTTGTACACACTCGGCGCATTGACCGGCCCTGACATGGGTATTATTGAGTCGCAACTTACCAACCCTGCTTCATGGTCTGGTAAATTTACGACTAAAGAGGGTTTTGAAGCACAGACTAAAGTTATTGAAGATATGTTAAAGCGCAGCGCAACAAATCTTGAAAATACTTATGGCCGAGTACCAAAAGCCACTAAAAAAGCTCTTGAAGGTTTGCCAAGCGTTGCGGGTAGCGAAAACGATCCATTGGGACTCCTTAAAGGAAATTAAATGGCAACGCTTGCTGAATTCCGCGCACAGTATCCTCAGTACAACGAGGTGCCAGATGTCAAGTTGGCTGACTCGTTGCACCAAAAATTTTATTCGTCCATTCCAAAAATGGACTTTTACAAGACCATTGGAATTGGTGCTGAAGCGTTGATACCAGGCGGCGAAAGCCGCATAACTCTTCCTCAGCCAGAAGTCTCTATGCGTGATCGCATCATGGGCGTTATTGAAACGCCTGCGGCACTTGTTGGTGGCCTTGCTGGGGGTTTAGCTTCAATTCCTGCGGCAATATACGGAAATTTGTCTAGCCCTGCGCCATCTGGATCGGCAGAAGCTAGGGCTGCGGGTGAGGCAATGGCGGCAAAGACTCGCGCTCAGTTTTACCAGCCCCGTACTCAAACTTCTAGAGACATTCTTGGCGCTGTTGGTAAAGTGACAGAGGGTTTGCCTCCAGTGTTGGGGGGCAGTCTTGGCACATCGTTAAACGCTTTGGCTATCCCTTCCATGCAACAAGCCGGTGCGATGGTTCGTCCAGCAGTTAGACAAGCAGTTGCACCAGTGCAAAATGTTTTAGCCAATGTGATGACCCGCAAACAACCAGACATGGTGGGCATGGGCGCAGCTAGCACTGCTGATGACTTGATGCGCCAGCAGCGCTTGGAGCAGTTTGGCATCCGTGCCACGGCTGGTGAGCGTGAGCGCAACTTGCAAAAGCAGCAGTTTGAGTCTGAAATTCAACGTGGTGCGGTTACTGGCATTTCAGAAGATGCAAAGACTCAGTTGTCTGAGCAAATGCGAAGATTTGAGGCTGGTAAGAAACAAGACATTGTTAGAAATTTTGAGCGCATGACTGCTGAGACTGGCGCTGAAGTGGCCGACCCAACCCAATTGCGTGCTGTTGGCAAAATTGTTGACAAAGCCTTAAATGACGAGTACACCAAAAAGTTTGATGCTTACAAGGCACTGTATGCCAAGGCTGACAACGCTGGTGAGACTTTGCAGCCGGTGTCGTATCAAGGTTTGTTGGACTACATTAACACCAAGACGCCTACGGCCCGAGGCAAACTTGACCCAATTTTAGATTCGGTGGCTGAATCGTTGGCGATGAATGACCCTAACAAGACTGGCACCATTACTGTGCGGGCGCTAGAAGACATCTATCAGCAGATCGGCAAAGTCAAGGGTTCGCCAAGCGCACCAGAGATGAAGCAAATCATCACTCAGATGGGTGAGGGTGCAGGCGGTGAGCTGTATCAGGCGGCCAGAGCATCACGCAAGCAACTGGCTAAAGAGTTTGAGGATGTGTCTCGCGTTGACAAGCTGCTTGGCACAAAGGCTGGCT